ATGAGTATGTCTATAAGTGATATTCTGGAAAACGCATTTGCCGAATGGTTTGACGGCGATGAGTTTGAAAGTCGTGAGGATTTCGAAAACGCCGTAGAAACCTTTGTGGATGGAGTGATAGAAGATATGGCGGATGTCGGGCGATACTTTTGCAAAATGACCAATCACGAACTCGCTGATTGCTTGAGCGTGTATATCAAAGACGATAACGAGGAGGAAGATTATGAATAATGAACCTAGCCCAAAAGATAAGACTGAGACGCAAACCCCTTCGGTTTTATCTAACGAAGATAAACGCGAAATCACGATGTCGATAAGAACCACTAAGACTGACGTCATGGATCCGGTAGCTTATGAACAAATGAAAGTTATATCGCGAGATATGATGACAAGCAAGAGCTTGCCTAATACCTTCACGAATGTCGCTCAAGTCCAGATGGCGTTAATGGCTGGGCATGAAATGGGCATGACTACAATGGAGTCTCTGAATGATCTCTATTTTGTAGGCGGTAAGCTCCAGATTTACGGTAAAGCAACCCCAGCAGCATTAAGGCGTGCTGGCTGGAGAATTCGCAAATTTGAAGAGACGAAAGACTCTTGTACTGCTACAGTATTCAACCCAAAAACAAACGAAGAGATCACTGACACCTTCACCTTTGAAGATGCTGAACTATCTGGATTCGTAAAAGACAAATATGGCAACATTAAAATCGGCTGGAAAGAAGGCGCAAATCGTAAACGTAAACTACGCTACGCTGCGCTCAGCCAAATTATTCACACATATTTGCCAGAAGTTTTAGGCAGTGTAAGTGGCATTGGCGATTATAGCGAAGATTACATGGATGCCGAACAACTAAATTCCCAGTTTAGGCAAGCTCAAGAGCAAGAGAAGCGAGCTGAAAAGCTAAAACGACTACAGCATCTTGACGATCCTACGGAAGCGGAGGTGGTTGAATGAAAATTCTAGAGTTTGCGAAAGATAGCCCGGAATGGCTGGAAGCACGACAAGCCGTTATTACTGGAACTCGCGTCAAAGAAGTAAAGCCTTTATCGCGTAAAGGTAAAACAGGTAGCGAGCCAATCGGATTCTGGAAAATTGTAGGTGAGTATGTTAGCTATGGCGCTGAAGAAGAATCTCCGATGATGCGCGGAACGCATCTTGAAGCAGAAAATGCTGAAAAAACTATTGAAAAATATAACCTTACAAATCCAATCTACGATGTTGGCGTGATCTGGACGGATGATAGTGGAATTATCGGTAGTAGCCCAGATGCCTACGAAAATTCCAAAGAGCCTGTATGGTCAATCGAGTGTAAAAGTCTTAATACCGCCGAGCATTTATATCTGGTAATGGCCGATATGTTCGCTAAAGGCAAATTGCCGGATGAATTTGAAAACCTATTTCCGCAACGTGTCGGTGAATATCGCGGAATTGATAGCGTAGCTGAAGAGCATCGCCATCAAGTAATACAAGAGTTCGTAGTGAATCCCAAACTAGAGATTCTCTACTACAGTCTTTACGATCCACGTATCGTTTTGGATAAGTTGCAACATTACGTTATTGAGGTGAAGCGCAGCGAAATGCTAGAAGACGTAGCAGAACAGACAAAAATGGTTCATGCGCAAGCGGTTAAGGCGCGTGCAGTTGTAAAAATGTTGACTATACTAAATAACCAAAAGTAATCAAGGTGGCGCTAACGGTGGTATTCAGACAATCCGCTAGCCAAAGATTATGTAAAAGCCTCTCAACGGGTATCGGTCTTACCGATAGCATGACATGCGTAGTCTAGTCCACGCCACCGACTCACACCTCCCAATTAACTCTTGCTTGACTGCGACATGGGACAAATTCCAGTCAAGCGTTGCCGGCGAGCAGGTTAGAAAATGGCATAAACCAGGAAAAGGTATTTCGTCATTTGCACCTCTGGTCAACCTGCTCATAATGGAGAAATAAGTTCCGGTGGACTTATCGGTCTCATAAACCGATCGCGGTGAGTTCGACTCTCACTTCTCCAACCAAAATAATGCAGGGTAGCTTAGCTGGATAAAGCACTTGGCTTCTAACCAAAAGATCGTGAGTTCGAATCTCACTCCTGCAACCATATCCAGAAAATCCTAGCGAATAGTGAATTTTAACTGATTAACTATTCACTAGGGCACTCCAGTATCGCAGTTTTAGCTGGAGCGCTCTTTTTAGGTATTAAAAAATAAGAGAGGTAGAAGGAAAAGATTATGACACCAATCGAACCGCAACATGACTTTACAAAAAACGACAAGCTACAAACTATCTTAGGGCACCCACGGCTAAAAGACACCAAATATAATGGGCATAGCCAAAAATATGTCCGAATTCTCTGCTCCAACTCGAGTATTTATGAAACTAATGGCGAATTTTTACACAGCCTGTTAGAAAAATATGGAGATGTTAGTTTTGATGAAGCCATCATGCTATGGAATCAAAGGGGTATCCAAAAATGAGTAAAACGCATATTAAAATGGGGATGCATAATCGTATCACCATTGACAGATTTCAAGCAATTAAAGACGACGTAATCGCTGGTTTACCGGTCAATAAGGTTGCAAAGCGTAATAATGTTAGTGAAAGCACGGTACGGAAAGTTCGTAGGAGCAAAAACTTCCACGAATACCGTATTCGTGCTGACGAGCAAATCAGAGATCGCAACAAGGTAGTTGTTGTTGCGCCAACAGCTGGAGTTCCATTCGAAGATTTTGGACAGAAGCCGTTATTTTTTTCGCCTAAAAAGCTTAAGTCAATAAAACCGACATTAAATCGCCAACTCAATTTGGAAGCAGAGCACTCGACGCGGTGTCTAGGATTAGTCTTATTGGGCATTATCGGGCTTATTTTGGTGGGTCTAGTGGCAATAACGATAGTTGGAGCGTCTAAGTGAAAAAACTCGCTTATAGCGCCTTATTCACGTGTCTAGTGAATATCGTATTATTCGCCGGGGTTTGGGAGCTATTGTTGCTTTGGGGTATCGTGGCAATATTGCCACTCACGATGATAATTTATTGGAGGTTAAGAGAAAAACAAGATGAAGATGAAATATAAAGTAGTTTTTAAGATGACTGGCGGAACAGTCGTTAAGATGAAAGAGTTTTCTCGCCCTGCAGGAGTAATCTTCTTCGTCATGCACGATATTCCAAGTGATGCGAATATGGTCGACATTGAAGACCTAGAAACCGACACCGTCGCAAATTACGAACTAAAAAACCATGCCTTATCTCGCAGTAGTATTGAAGGAATCAAGGCGTTCGTTGGCTTTGGAGTATCACAGGTTGAAGAATGAGTCAAAAGCTAACGGAAATAGAAATCGCACAAGATCGCTGCCGCATGGAGATAATCTACGACGTTTTTGATCGATTGTCGCTGCATGGCAAAGGTATATGTCTAGAAAACTTAATTAGAAAATTATCACAGGAGAAAAATAATGGATAACACACTAACACCACAAACGAAAAAAATGATCATCAAAAGCGCAGCCGTTTTAATTACAGTGATTTTGCTAGGCATTGTTGGATTCGGCAGTATTCGCACTGTAGGTGCCGGCGAAGTCGGTATTATAACTCGTTTTGGCGAGGTCAACCGAGTAGCAGAATCTGGGCTGACTTTCAAGATCCCATTTATTGAAAGTATGACAAAAATGGAAACTCGTATACAGAAGCAAGAAGTCAAATCCGATGCCGCTACTAAAGACCTGCAAGAAGTAAACGGTGCTGTAGCCGTTAATTACTCTATTACAAACGATAATGCCCTTAAAATCTACAAAGAACTCGGTATTAATTATGTAGATACCGTGATTACGCCGATTCTCACCGAAGCGTTCAAGGAAGGTGTTACGCAATACACCGCAGAGCAGTTAATGGCAAACCGCACTGAAGCTAAAGAGTATATACTAGAAAATGTTAAAAATCGCCTTGAAACATATGGTATTACCGTTATCGACGCTAATCTTACTGACCTCAATTTTTCCGAAGAGTTTAATAAGGCTATCGAGCAAAAAGCCGTGGCACAACAGGAAGTAGAAAAAGCCAAGCAGGAACTTGAAAGAGTTAAGGTTGAAGCCGAAAGCAGAGTTGAAAATGCCAAAGCTGAAGCTGAAGCGCAACGACTACAACAACAGACACTCACTGACGCTATGATTAAGAAAATGTGGATTGAGAAGTGGGATGGAAAACTACCGACTACTACTACCGGTGATAGTGGCGTAATGATTGATTTAGGAAAATAACGAAGAAATGAAAAATAAAGCGGAAATAAATTGGCTAGAGCATATTAGAGCTATAACCGCTAGTCAGGCGAATCGTATGCGATATGCTTATGATCTAAAAAATGGAGAGGAAAATATGAATGACATAAAATTCACAAAGAAGAAAAACGGGGAGATTTACACGCTTTTCCGTAATAATGACGCATATGTAGTCTTGAAAGACGATGAGGGTCGTCAGCATCACATGCGGATTGATGAGTTAGTTAGAGATTTTGATTGCTACCATAAGGAAAATAAGAATGAGCAGTAACGAGCCTGCCTATAAAATGGCAGTTCATAAGACCCGCCGCAGAGGAACACGTCTTAAATGGCGGTATGCCATGTGGTACCAGCACTATTTTCCGGATGGCAACCACGCTGTAAGGTTTATGGGTACAGTTGATTTCCTGCGTGGCGATAAATATGAAATTTTGCGAAAAGGTCAAGAAGAATGAATAAGAAAATAACACTGACGTATCGCGGAGCGGTCTTGTCGAAAAAGAACTCGAAAAGGGTAATCCGTAATCGTAGCAACGGCAAAATAATGCTTGTATCAAATAAAGCCGCTAAAAACAATGAGAATGATATGACTGATCAATTTCGTATGCAAACGTTAGGGCAAACTAGCCCAATCGAAAAATGCGAAATCTCAATTGCGCTATATGAGCCAAATAAGCAAAGGCGTGATTTAGATAATCAGGCAACATCAATTCTTGATTCGCTAGTAAGGGCGGAAGTGATCCAAGATGACAGCTATAAATGCGTGGTTGCCGTCGGCGTAAAATTTGCCGGAATTGACCGAAAAGATCCGCGTGCAGAAATAACTATAACGGAGGTAGAACAAAATGACGAATAAAAAGTCATCCAAGCGCGGTCCGCGCGTTCAAAATCCAAAATCGAAAGAAAACTTGATTTCACTTGCTGACAGGTCGCCACAGGAGCGTAAAGAAATTGCCAGCAAAGGAGGGCGTGCATCTGCACAACAATACAACGACGATCAAAAATTGCAGAAAATCGCTCAAACCATAATCCGTTCGAAACTTCCCGAAGGCGAGCTAAAAGATAAACTTATCGACGCTGGCATCAGCCCAGAGAACGCCACTCGTGGAGCAGGCATGCTCTTAAAACTTACCGATGACGTCATAGAAAACGGCAATGTGCGTGCGTTCGAAGCAATACGCGATACTGCTGGCGAAAAACCTTCCACGGACATCACGAGCGGTGGCGAGCCTATTTCTGGCATAGATATAGCTTTTATCGACTATAGCGCTAAGGATCATGATGAGAAGAGTGGAAATTAAACCGCCAGAGCAGTTCAAAGAGCTATTCCAACCGTCTCAAAATTGGAGGCATGTCGTCTATTATGGCGGTCGTTCTAGCGGTAAATCTACGCAAGTCGGCATGTCTCTGCTGCTTGAAGCAGCTAATAAAACTATGCGTATCCTTTGCGTTCGTGAAGTTCAAAAGTCAATCGAGAAATCCGTCCATAAACTTCTATCCGATCTAATTCGCAAAAATGAATTTCTCAAGCAGCGTTGGACTATTACGACGGAAGCTATCCGCAATGAGAAAAATGGCAGCGAATTCATGTTCGAGGGTATGTACAACAACGAAGACAATATTCGCTCCTATGAAGGTGTGGACGTTTGTTGGGTCGAAGAAGCTGAATCGGTATCCGCCAGCTCAATCGACATTTTAATTCCAACTATTCGCAAGAAGGGCAGTCGTATTATATGGACATTTAACCGTCTCACCGAGCATGATCCAGTATGGGATCGTATTGCAGCCAATCCGAGTGATCGTACTTATGTGCGTAAGGTAAATAGCACTGAAATCGAAGGTTTATTGAGTGATGAAGTGAAATTCGAACGTGCCGAGATGCTCAAAAATAATCCAGAAATGTATGCGCATGTCTGGCTAGGTGAGCCGCTTACGTCAAAAACTGGCTCCGTATTCGGTAAACAACTTAGCCAAGCCACTATCGAAAAACGCATCTGTTCCGTACCCTACGACGCATCTGCTGGTGTTTATACGGCGTGGGACTTAGGTGTTGGCGATTCTACAGCGATTTGGTTCTTCCAGCGCATTATGAAAGAGATTCGCTTTATCGATTACTACGAAAATAGCGGCGAAGATCTTGGTCATTACATTTCCGTCATCCGCCAAAAAGCCTATAACTATGCCACACATTTCCTTCCCCATGACGCCAAGCAACGCGAATTGCAGACTGGTCTATCGCGCGTCGATTTCTTTGCCCAGAACGATATCCGCAACGTCGAAGTATTGCGTCCAACCAACTTCCAGATCGGCAATGACGATATTAACCTCATTGCACGCCCGAAAATGTCACGTTGCTGGTTTGATGAAGAGAAATGCAAGCGTGGTCTTGAGTGTATTCGTGCTTATCATTATGAGTTCAACGAGAAAAACAACCTTCTAAAATCTAAACCAGAGCATGATTGGTCATCGCACGCAGCATCTGCCTTCATTTATGCCTTAATTGCCGAATCCCAAGCCGAAGCGCGTGCCAATACACCTATCATTAAGGTCGTAAAGCCTAAAAATAGCAATATCAACAAAATTTTATATTAGGAGAAAATATGAGTAGATTTCAATTTGGAAAAATCAAGACCACAAAGGTAGACGGCGACGTAACTTCACACACAGAGATAAACATCGTAGATGGTTCGCCGTCTGCACCTGTTCGTAAGCGTTATGAAGAGAGAGTTCGCGTTCACAACGCAAAGGAAGAGCAGGAAGAATATCTGAAATTTAGCGATTTCGTTCATGCACACCCAAATATCGACTTGCTTAATCCAGAGTTTCGGATCGAGTTTTCAAAACAAGGGCAACAGAGTGGTTATTACTATGTCGTCAAATGTTGGTCTTGTCTTGAATACAATGCCTAAAAGATCCGGCGTGCTTTACCGTTTTCATCTCGCCCATACATTTTTATTAGAAGTCTCGCTTTGCCGTGCTCGTCACGGCAATAGCTTTTTCTGATAAATTTTGCCTTTCCGCCAACATTCCCATAAAAGCCGCCAAGAGACGATAAGGAGATAGACTTGGATGAGCCATACTGCCCGGAACCAGAATAATATAGGCGAACTTCAATCACGAGCGATTCTCGTGCGTCTATACTGTCAATATCAAATGAAGTAGTTGTAGCGCCTGCTGTAATCATTCCACCCTTCTTCCAGTCGGAATATCCACTGCTACCATTCTTGGTGCGGTAATAAACATCTTGCGCCACGCTCGGTGTAGACGCAGAAAAGCCGCACGTAATAGTGATTTTATCGCGACGAGCGTTAGCATCTAGGCGCGTAATTGCAGGAGGTGGTGTCCAAATACCGGAGCTTAAAGCATAATTGTCTCGCATGCCGTTGGATGCATAGATATACGCCTTATATTTGGTATTTGCTTGAATTGTGATGCCACCACCAATAGCGTTTGTAGAATTGTTAATTGTTGCCGATTGCGTCAAAGTAGTTGCCGATCCGGACGTTTCGCGCCGCCCACCAGAAACACTTGTCGCCGAGCCGGAAACAACTCCCATTGAGACTGAGTTAATTCCTGCGCCGTTCCCAAAACTGGAAACTCTGCCAGATATAGAAATTGAACTTATCGAAGACGCTGAGCCAGAAATACTAGAAATTGATGGGCTAGTATATGTTGGCGTCGTTGGCGTAGTGGTTGATCCGCCAGTGCTCCCACTTCCGCTACTAAAAGCTGCACAGTTAATCGAACCGGAGTTTGATCCGTTAAAGTATGTCGTCCCGCTCACTGATTCACTAAAATAGACCGTCGTAGCTGCGGTATGCTTAACGTCAACCGTTAGGCTGCCTTGATCTTGCCAAACGTTTTGTTGTCCACCACTGACACGTAGAGATGTAAACGTCTTCGAGGTTCCGTTAATCGTAATTTTTGCAGCTGTCGATCCGCCATACTGGTATGTTTCGCCGCTCCACGCATTAGTCCGGCGCGCCTGTAGCTTGCCAGTTAACCTAGAAACACCGTTTGTGCTACGGTCTTCTGTTACGACTAGCCGAACTTGAATATACTGGCTACCTTGATGCTGACACTCTGCCATTATTCATACACTCCATATAGCATTACGCCGTTTGGCATATCTTGCCCTTCAGCAATATCCTTATCAGAGAACATCATTGTCTTGTTATCGAGTTTATTTGCCGATACAGCATTATCCGCTAATGCATCACCTGTCACAATTCCAGGCTTAAGTGTGCCATCCGGCTTGAATACGAGCAAAAACAGACTAATCAAGTCAGCCCACATGCCGATCGTAAGGTTCATTTCAATCTGGTCATCAATTAAATGTCCACTATCGACCGCTCCTGCCTGCCACTCTAGATTAATGATCGAGTTTTGCGAGACAATACCCTTCCAGTCGCTTTGTGATTCATAGTTAATTGAACCATCGGCGTTTAGGCGATATGACGAGAAATGCACCGGCGTATCTGTCGGCCATCCTGCCAAGTTGTCGCAATGCAACGTTTTTTCGCCCGTGGTGCGCGCCTGCACAACTTTGGCGACATTCGGATAAATCCCGGTTCCGTCGCTTGCTTTACATAATTTGTCCGTGATAGATGCCATTTTTAACCTCCGTTTTTAGTATTATTTAGCTTAAATCCTTAATTCCGATCCCGACATATTCTGCGACTACGCTCGATAGTGCATAATCCACGCCGCTCGTCGTCGACGAAACACGATATTCAAACCACTGCACGTCTTCATCTACTTCCACGATTACATCAGTAGTATTTCTATCTTCGTCTATGCTATGCCGTGTGCCTACTAGCTTACTAAAACCATGTGGCTTGTTCCAACCACGATTGAGATCGCTAAACCCGACAGGAACACTATTTGAAGTAATCGTCACCGATTCTCGCCAAGTCATCTTGCCGTCTTCCGTATATCCACTCACATCAAAGTTAATCGTACCGCGCGGCTTAAGCAGCGTAAATACGACTTGTATCAGCCTTGCCCAGTCGCGCCCATCTTTCGACCACTCGATTTGCCCGCTTTTCGCTTCCGTCATAAACGGTTCACGATCATCGCGTGTCGCAAAATTACGGCTCATCTGGTAGATTTTATTGTTCGACAATAGCAAGAAACGCGTTTCACCGGAATTATCATTATAGAGCCACATCCAGTCTACGTTAATATGCCAAGCCAAAATCCATGCGCCTTTATGTTCGAGATCTAGCACCCACACTTGACTATTTCTATCTGCGCTCACCGGCAATGCCCAATACACCCTACCTTCATAGACTAATCCAACAGCCTTGTCCATGTTTTTCGTATTCAACAGAGCGATCTGATCTTTAATCGTTGCCGTAATCTGTGTCGTTGACAGAACGTTCTGAAGTTGCGGAATCGTTCCAGTCGTCTTAAACCCATCGCGAGACGGATAATAGAGCGAGTTATTATGAATCACTACACCATCAGGGCTATCTGTGCCGTCTGTGCCACTATCTTCCATCACTTCCCACGCCACAATCGTCTCCGAACCATAAGTTAGCTGCGTATGAACAAGGTGATACCGCTTACCACTACCGTTTGATCCCTGTGTAAGGACGACAACAGTACTATCACCACTACCTTTACGAAACGGCATGACGGCAATCGGCACTTCTTTTGTACCACTTGCGACAGGCGTAAATCCGCCACCATTCGCCGGTGAGAAATCTAACTCGTGATCGTAATCACCGCCATGACGTACATAATATGGGTTCTCTGTATCACCCACTAGCCATACACGTCCATTTACAACCGTTCCGCGCCTTGCTTTCGGTCCAGACGTCGAATTATAACCCGGTAGCGATCCATGACTTAAAACTTGCGCTTTTGTGCCATCATCTACGAAACTCGTGATTGTTGGGTCAAGCCCTACGGCGATTGGGTAAAGCTCTGGTTGCCCAGTTCCATCCGCTGAAACGCCTACATACACATTATATCCAGTCGCACCTTCTATTGCATCCCACGTTACGGTGATTTTTTGTTCATCACTCCACAAATCACGTTGCGTTGATATACTTTGTGTTGCAACTGGCGAGCCAGCGGTTTCCCCTACGGTTGAGTTTGCCGTAATCGCATAATACACCTTGAACTCTTCACCAGTCAAGTTTTCTGGAGCACAGGATGGCGCTCGATTTGGATCATTTAAGCTCATAAAACTAATAATCTGCCACGTTGTCGTATCGATAAAACTCAATGCTTCACCGTTTAAGATCAGCACTTTGCCACGTACCTGCAAGAAATGCGCTGGGAAGGTTGGGTCATAATTTTTACCTTCAATTTTAGTCCAGTTCGCACTTTCACCAGTCGTATAGTAAATATTGGCTACGTCACCACTCTTCATCATAGCAATCATATAGAATCTCGGAGTAGTGCCATCCATCACTTTACACTCAAAGACTTCGCCTAGTACTTCGCCAACAGGTTGCGGTCCATATTCCACCAACGCTGGGCGAGGTCGGATCACGCCGTTTTGTTCAAGCACCATATTAGATGTCGAGACTAGCGAGTTATCCACTACGCGTCTTGCATCATAATCAGTCACAGTACCAGTACTCCAGTCCACTACTGCTTTTCTCTCAATTGAAGGCGCTTTTGTTGCTCTAGGCGGATCAATCATTAGTAAAGACCTCCTGGATTACGCCACGTGCCACGAATTTTGCGCACCTGTCCACCGCGGTTGCGGCGAATCATACTCGTCATTAAATTATTGGCTTCCGCCATTAAGTTACCATACTGATTTTGTTTCACGATGTCATTACGAATATACTCTGCTGCACAAATCGTTACTAACCAATATGGATCATCTACAATAATATCGTCATTTTTGTTGGTCAGCTCTTCTATGCCTTGATAAACTGGCGCATGGATAGTACCGCCATATTCCTTATCTTCTTCCGTAAAGACCCGGTTAAACACCAGAAGATTTCCGATTCTAGCACAATATTTGCCAGCTGGGTGATTTTGCAAATCATCATAATCCACGAGATCGTATTTAATCTTGTCACCGTCTTCGGTTTCGATATAGACATTATCGCCCCTTGCGGTAGAAATCTCGTCTACTATCTCGTCAAATTCGTATTCATCGGTATCAGAAACGGTGCCGAGTTCATATGCACGATCATATCTAGAATTCCATTTTTGCCCCGGCTCGTTAAGCCAAGCGTTTTGATATGCGTTCGCAATACCGAGAATCTTCTTCCACTTTGCATTATCTGGCGCAAGAACGGTAGCCTTACCGGTCGCCTTCAGCATTACTGCGTTACATAATTCTTGAAAAGTCATTAGCTACCTCAATGCACACGCTCCGCGCTTTTTTGGGTAGCCTTGCTTATATTTATTATATCACATTAGCGGCTTTCTAGTCGTTGAAATCATCACGCGAGTAGTAAGTCGTATCGGTATATTTACCGTCCAATACATCTCTAAAATACTCACATTGTTGTCTAGTTAGATATTCGCCATCTTCGGTTGTGGCATTTTTGCAGTTCGCCCACTGTCGATCCTGCATATTCTGTTCTATATTCGTCGTAAGCGCCGAAATCATAAAAAATGGCAACGCCAAGCAGCCAAAACCTATCACTATTGCAAGTAGTCCGCCAAGTACTTCAGAAACAATCGGTAAGCGTTCCGGCAAGCTTTTTAGCCATGTTGACACCTTGTCGTCCGAATCTTCCACCTGTTTCATTACAAAATATGTCGCAGCGCTTTCTGCGCCCCATATTGCTATAGTTATCGCCGCATATATAAAATCCATATCACTGCCCCACCTGCGCCAAAAATCCGAGAAATAGCGTCAGTATAATCCGCGAGATCACTAGCCCACCAAGAGTCTTCAAATACATTATCCAGAGCAGGCGCGTGCGTTTCTTCTTTTCTAGCCCCCATTTCCGCGTGGCTACACGCATATTGCCAAGAAATAGCAAGGCAATCAATGCCGTAACCCAGCTAAGCCCAGCCCCTGCGCCCATCACCCAAAGCCAATTATCGTTAAATTCCTGCAGATCTTTGATTCGCCGATACACACCCCATCCAGATACGAGTGTAATTATTAGACCGCAGATCCCCATAAAAATCGGCAAGATTATGAGTATTAGCTGTTGCGTTTCCAAAGCGTCGTCCTTTCGGGCTTAAATAATATCCCTGCAGGCAAACAAAATACGGTGCTGCAGATTGTTCAAATCTATACCACGTCAACAATTGTCGACCTGTTGCAGCACCGTAGTCTGCCGACAATTATTGAAATAATATAGATTTGGACTCTTCTATTATATCATACCTCCGCCAAAAAGCAATGTACCCCGGCAAAAGCTGGGGTACAAAGTTTAGCCTACAACACGACTAGGAACCAGACACAATGGACGCCACGCCATTCTTCTTGGCTTCCAAGACGAACGCGTCGTAGATATAGCGACCAACCAAGACCGTACCGTCCACCAACTCGGAATCAGTGATGATTTTAGCAGTCTTAAGCTGTTTTACGCCAAGCAACGCCTTCTTATGCCAGAGAATAACCTGCGTACCAGTCGGGAAGTAATCGTCAGGAACGACGACAGTTGGAATACCGTCAAGCTGACCAACATAACCCTGTTTAAGGACGCCGTCATTAAAGCCACTGGCATTAACTGTGGTGACCAACTCTTTCTTCACCTTCTTATAGAAGGTCTCACTGATATAAGCGATACGACCCTTGCGCGGAACGTGCTTATTGCCGAGCATCTTGTTAATTTCCAAGAAGTCATCGTAGGCATCGGCAGTTGCAGTGAGAGCCTGATCGACAGCAGCTGCGCCAGTCGCAGCCACAGAGAAGCGATATTTATCGATCTCTGGGGTAACCTGCTCGTCGATTTGCGACTTCAGCATTTTACCAGCGCGCTTGAGCATAGCCTGTTGCGCGAGGTTACCTGCGTCGATTGTCAGCTTAAACGACCTATCTTTGGTGATAGTATAAGTCGCCTCGGTATCTTGCATTTCTTTGTTGCCACCGAAACGATCTCCGGTTGCTGTCCGATCATAGTCGGAAAGTTCAATGGTGGTCGGAGTTAAAACTTTGATGGCTTTCGCACCAACAAAATCATAATCAGTATTCATGGCACGCTCGGTAAACGACGCCAAAGTAAATGGCGTATCTAGCTTTTTGCCATATTTAGTAACGAGATTCACACTCATTTTCTAATCCTTTCTAAATTTATTGCTAATCTTCTAGCAACTCTTTCTCGAAATCATCGAGTTCCGTGTCGGAACCCTTTTGGTTCCGGTCACTGCCGATAGCATCAACAGTCCCCATCATCTTCTGCGCAGCTTCTCGCCCAGCAATCTCGCCTTGTTTTTTGGCAGATTCTGCGCTTTTGGCGAGCAAGGCATAGAATTGATAGATCGGAACCCTACACCCGATAATCATCCCAGTCTGCGAATCGGTTTCGACCGCTCCCTTAATGATTTCGGCTGCGCCAGTCGCAAGTTCCTTATCGTATTGGTCTGATTCGGAATCAAACATCGGAAAATCTTTTACGACCTGCATTGATTCTTGGTCCATCATGAACTGCGAATCGGCGACCTGCGCCGCATACGCTTCGTATTTCCGCTCTTGCTCTATTTGGTCAAGACGATTGTTTTGGATTACTGCTTGCGCTTCTGCACGAGTGTAATAATCACCGGTTTCTGGGTTGATCGTATTGACCAATTCATCTACCGACTGCGCTTGACCGTTTTGCGCACCGTATCGTTCCTTAATGCGCCGACTTATGTCCTCGCGCAAGGCATTTCGCTGCGCCACTAGCTCACGTATCTCTGAATTAAGTTGCTCTTTGCGCTGTTCAGCGCCTTTTGCGGTTTGACCTTCGTTTGGATTCTGCTCGCCTTCATCTTCCAACTTTTCCTTATCGGTATTATCTTCCGATTCTTGAGATTGCGCTTTCTCGCCATCCTCATCAGATTGATCTTCGTCCGACGTAGAATTGCTATCTTCGAGAGCTTGCATAAAATCATCTTCTGGCTGCTCCGCTTGCGGCTCTTGGTTATCCTCGGTTGTCGATTCCGATTCTGCGGCGTCCACATCTTCCGCTGGTTTTTCATTTACGACTGTTCCCATAACATCTCCTTATGTTTTTACGTCAAATTAAGGTGACGAGTCCTTTGGGCGAGATTAGCCCTGTTCTGCGCCGTAGCGGGGTGGGCTTACTGCGACGTAGAACGCGACCAATCTCAACTATTTCTTACTATTTGCATCAACTATCACCTCCAGTCTCCTTAATTCCTGCTCCAGTGCGGTAGCCGTCAGCTTATTCACTTCAACCTGTCGCATAAAATTTTCCGGATCCTTATTTTCTGTGATCGAGTTAATATCGTGCAAAAAGTCAATCCGAGCTTCTAAATGCTTAATCGTCGCGGCAATTAGTGGTTTTTCTGCTAAATATTCTTCACGTGCCTGCTTACGCTGCGTAGTTTGCTTCTTCGGCTCACCCAAAAGTCGTTGCGAAGTTGTCGGATATACACTATCGTCCATCGTTCAAAACCCTTTCTGCTTGCGCGTATACTTCATTCGGATCTTTGCCGTCCATAATGTTCCTAATCGCCCAATTTACAAGAGCTGCTGGCCATCCCTGCTGCAACAACGCCTGCGCCACTGCCTGCGGGTCATTTGTCTCTGTGCTGTCCGTAATTTCTTCCAGTGTCTTCGGATCAATCTTTAGCTTCTCTGGCTCAAGCACACCAGAGTTATTGACGATGCTGTTATAGAGCAACACGATTTTCTCCTGTGGGATAGTCTGCGTTACTACTGGCGAAGATATGAAATCTAGAATCAACTGCAACGCTTCCAACTGTTCGGCTTGTCCATTGAGCTTGGAGGTGCTAGCATCCACGCGAAAATGTAGGGTTTGTGATTCTTTGCTGTAGTCGATCGTTACTTTATTGTCTTCGCTCACATAGCCTTCTGGTAACTTATCTTGCCGCACCAAATCACGTAGCTTGTCGGCGGTCTTCTGGTCAAGCTGTAGTTCTTCTTTACCTTCGCGCTCCGCAAAATAAACGTTTATGGCTGTTTCCGCCCAGTCTTCAAAGAACGATTCAAAGTTCTTGCGTAAGTAGTTATCTTCGGCGTCTAAAATCTGCTTCTGCTGTTTGAGTGCAGTTGGCGTCTTGCCGAAGCCTGGGTTTCCGACGTCAGAACTAACTGACGTATCACCACCAGAATTGAAGATATTGAGCATCTGGGTTTTATTTAGCGAATATATTGCCGCATAGTCCTGAATTGCTGAAGTCTTTACATCCAACGGCGCCAAGCTAGCGTTCGGATCGCTTGATAGATCAATGATACTGTTCGGTTCGTAAATGGCTTGGCTAGTGTCGACGTTACCACGTGCCATAATTGGCGGAGCAAGGCTTAGCGCGCGGTTAAACATATACGCACGCATATTGGCATCGATCATATTCTGAATCCCGCCAATCAGACTCATAATCGAACGCCCAAATGGGTTACTGTTGTCAACGTCGGCATAGAAGTAGTTTACAGGCGGTAAGCCACGCGGATCACGGTTCTTTTTGCGACGCACGATTTTCTTCGAACTTGGGTTACCCATTAAGAATGTCGCACCCTTGCCCTTCTGAAACCCAGTTACGATCTCAATACCTTCGGTTGATACGCCCGCTCTTTGCTCGGATTCCGTCGTGCCTTCTTGGTCTTTGGTTGTAACGTGATCTTTTAGCTCCTTAAGCGCCTTAACATCCCAAGATGAGACATATCTCGTACCCTCAGCTTGCGCCTTCTCGTGCAAAGCATTTTCTTTCTTAATAATCTGATCAATGGTTTCCGGTTGCCACCAACTCCGAATAAAGAAATAATCACAATCATAAAAACTCGTCTTACCTGGCTGGAAGAAAATATCACCGTAGTAAATCAACTTCGCATCCGCCGTAAACTCGCTACCGTTCCATACGAACGGCGTGTATACCGCCTGTCCGCCGAACGTCAAGCCATTTTCGATCGTTGACCAAAACTTCTGAATCAAGTCATGTCCACCCTTTGCGTCTGGCAAGATTTTATGTAACAAAATAAACTCCGCCACGATCGCCATCGGGTCATCTTCGTCATCGGTCGTTACTACGCCAGTTGGCAGCTGCTGAATTACGCGTTTCGGCGTCTTTCGAACCAACGCCGCAGCTGTTCCATCGGAAACACGCGCATACTGCTCTGGCACGTTGTCCGGCGCTTCATTGCGCGCAATACGGTCATACTCTTCAAAATCTTCAGACCACTTTTTCGTCCAATCCCTAGCGGCTTGGTACTTTTTCCAAAGATTTTCCTTCGTAAGAAATTGATTCATCCATAACTTCTCACGACCCTCGTGCTTTTTTGGATGAATCGTCTATCTATATTATACCACAAGCTAAATCAAAAATACAACAAAAAATGAGCCACCTATCCATTAGATAAGCAGCTCATTGAATTCGCTAGTTCGTTTCTACTAGACTTGCCGTGTCTTCATCGCCAATTTTACGCGCCGCAATGGACTTCAAAATTGATGCGACGGTAGCTACTCCAGCCACCGAAAACGCCATACCCCAGTTGATTTCGCCGAATCCTAGACCTGCACCCAAGAATCCGAGCAACACTTCCGCAAACGTAACGACCGCTCGCTCAAGCATATCTTTGAAAAACCTTTTTGCGTAACTATCCATATTGATCCTTCACTATTTCTTTAATTTATTATTTACGATCGCCTGAATTTTTGCATAATCGTAGCCAGCTTCAGCAAGGCGTTTCTTCCGCTCGTCGCCATTACCCCACTTGCCCTTAATCACCTCATTCGCCATTTGCTCGTCTGTCTTCTTAGCGGCAGGAGCTTTTGGAGCAAGCCTTGCATTTACGATCGCCTGGACAGTATTGTAGCGGTCTTTCAGAATATCCTTTCGTTTCTGCCCATTTCCACAAGCACCTTTAATAACCATATCAGCAAGTTGCTCATCAGTATATTGATCGAGGTTTTCGGCAATTGTTTTGACGGTTTCGGCTGGCTCCGCATATCCGTTGATCACATTAGCTTTCTCAACAATCTCATCCATCTTGCCAAGCAAGTATTCGCCTGGACAACTCGTAGCGACAAACATCTTGTGCCAAGTTAGGTTTTCGCCTTTCACGAGCTTGCCGAGATTATTACGTTTTGCAATATCAGCAACCAGCTTAACGAGAGATTCTAGCGCTTTATTACTTACTGGCCAGTTTCCGCCCATCTTACTATTCGATACTTCAATCGTGATAGATTCACAGTTGCTCCCCCAGTTCGAGTTCGTCCATGCAGTATCGTTCTCATCGACATAATTCGCAATTTCGCCGTCATTACCAATGCCATAGTGAGACGATCCGTTACGTCCTGCGCGTGCAAAGATGCCACCACAAGTTTTTGCGGACAGTACTCCTGCCATGTGATGAATTGTGATGCAGCGAATTGGTTTTTGCCGACCCCTTGTATAATTTCCAGGATTCGCTGGAACTTCTAAATAAATTAAGCTGGATTTTGCCATTATTCGTCCCCCTTCCCCATATCACTTAAATCACCCATCTCACGAGCATCTTGCTCTAGAGAAAGGTTTGTTGCTGAGTTATTCTCCATAACCGCCATCCTTTCTATTATTACTTCGAGTCTGCGACAATTCTTTCTCAATACCGGCAACCCAAGCAAAATACTCGTTTACCTTACGAGTAATAGTGCCATTGCCGCCGTTTTTGTGGTATTCATCGTATTCGTCTTGAATTCGTTGCTGATTTTCCGGAAACTTGCGATCGCAATACCAACCAACCTTATCTTCAGTAATCTCTTGTAAAATAGACTGCTTCGCTTGATGACGACGATTTGTCTTGTTTTGCAAGAAGTATGTAACAATCGTCGCAAGAGCTGGTATCCCAGCGCTTATCAATGCTACAAGAATAGATTCCATTAGCCACCTTTATTGCGCGCCCCACGCTTTTTTAGGTAGCTTCGCTTACGTTTATTGTATCACAAAAGTAGATCTTTGTGAAATTTATCCATTCGCTCTACTAAGCCGTGCGAACTGCCTTTAACGGCGTATGCCCGCCAACTTTGATAACATTCCTCATATTTTTCGCGTGTCATTCGCCCCTTTTTAACCAATCTCGCCATTTTACGCAGTCTTTGTCGTTCTTCCTTAATGGTTTGCGGGTTTACAAACATCAAAACCTTGCCAGTTTTTGTTAGGCGATAAATAAAACCCAAGAACTTAAAATTATTCGTAATTGGTATAATGCGAGTTTTCTTCGGATGCAAGTGCATGCCAATTTTGCCGAGCTCTGTATCTATTTCTCGTCTGCACTTCTCAAGATATTCTTTGTTCTCATGGATCAGCAAAAAATCATCCATGTACCGTATGTAGTGCCTAATATGAAGTTTTTCTTTGCTGAAATGATCGATTCCGTTTAACGCCGCAATTCCAACCAACTGGAGTAGCTGACTGCCGGGAAAATATCCAATATCTCCACCATACTGCGTTCTTAGAATTTGTATCACTTGCTCAGCAATCTCTTCGTCAAAATACCGCCTAAATATATTTTCAGCAACCTCGTGCTTCATATTGGGGTAATAGCCCGATATATCACACTGCAGAATATAGCCTTGTGTGCCATGTTTGCGATAAAATCTCTGCAAATGGCATTTTAATCTATTGCGGCAAAAATCCGTGCCTTTGTTTTTCTGACACGCTGCGTTATCATACACGAAACGCCTAGTCAGTTCTGGATAAAGTATATTGTCATTGAGACTTCGTTGGTAAACCCGATCACGAAATGATATACTCATTGCTTCACGCCTTTTTGGGCGATAAATCGTAAATCTTCGTCCTGGTCGACTTTTGTAAGTGCCATCGTGGAGCGAATCAGATAATCTACCAATCTCCGTTAAATCATTCAGCACAAAACTTGCCACTGAATCTTTCCAGATTACACCTTTTTTACATTTCTGCGTACTTTTACGCAGGGCTTCGAATGATATTGCTCTTTCCATAATTTCTTGGTGCGTGGTGTTTGTAGCAGTACTTGGTTCACCAAACCGCATCACCACGCCATTGTTTATCTCTTAAAAGAGAATGGAAGTCAACTCCTTGCATTCGCGCTAATAGAGGAACACCTTTCCTATGGTCCAGTTTTCTTGTCCCACCTGTCAAACGCAATCCGCGACCGCTCGAATCGTGTTGTTGTAATTGTTGTTGTTGGGCGCGCCAGAGGTATTGATGTAGCCGAAGTTGTTGGAGTTGCCCGAGTAAATAGAGCGACCATAGCCAACTTCCTATTCTATTTTACCATACCGCTTTTGGTCTACATCTCGCCATGCCTTAATGATTTTTTTGGTTTCCACCACCAACTCACTCCAATACTCTATGCGTTTTGTCGGCAACTTATAAACCTCTGCGCCAAGATCAATATCAGCAAGTAGAACAACGCAAGTACGCACGGCTTCATCCTGCAATTCTTTGCGTTTATTCCATGCTGCCTTGCTCGTTACCCTGATATTATTTGCCGCCCAACATGAGTTGAATATCTTAATCGCAAGTTCTGCATATGATTTTCCTAAAATCTCGCGGAACTCCGGTGGGAACTTCTTGTCATTGCTGGTAATTTCTATCGTATAGGCAGCAAGCTTTCTTGCTTGAATTGCTGCATCAAGCTTACTTTTTGACCGTCTCCCTTCAGGAACCGCCATCGCCCACCTTTCTATCGAAGTATTATTTATGGTAATTATACCATATTTAGGCACCTTTTGGCTTCACTCGCAAGCGAGATTACAAGGTACTCTGGCGCAGGTGTGCGCCAGAGATTAGGCAGATGTCCCGATGAAATTGCAAGCCGCGACCGCTCGAATCGTGCCGTAGTAACTGAAGTCGTTGGGCGCGCCAGAGGTAAAGACGTAGCCGAAGAGGCTGGAGTTGCCCGAGTAAATAGAGCGAGTCCAATAATTCTGTGCTACACCGGTAGCGTCTATCGCCTGCTTGACGCGTTTTGCGTCTGTTGCACCTTGGTAATATTCAAACGCCGGCCCTTCAATACTAGCTTGTTGTGCCGTATTGTACGAAGCATTGGTTACACCAAGTTCCGCCATGCTCGGCGCAAATAACTTACAATATGAAACATCCGCAGTATTACTACGAGTGCAGAATTGGACTCTGGTTTCGCCAAGACATGCCAAGAAGTCTGCAGCAAATTTAGTCTGTACTTGCCCCTCAATATAAGCTTTAAGCTTAGATGCAGAATAATTGACGCTGCCACTAGTCGCCCAGTCAGTAGTACCCACCGCACCATACTTCATCTCCATTTGGATCGCCGGGACGCTTACGTCTTCATCACCCCTCTTTACAGTTGCGTCAGCAAAACCGATTACTCGCATCGGCATAGTTGTATTATCATAGGCGATTAGCAGCTCATCACCAAGCTTAAGATATTCGTTGGCAACTCCAGCCTTAACGATATTTGAAAGATTTATGTACTGTTCCTCATTAAGAACCTGCGTAAGATCCGGCTCGAATAGATCACGGCACTTTATTTCGACAGAATCCGTGTAATCGCCTGCGCTAACTGTAATTGTTACCGGCTCTGTGCTTTCCGTCACGCCAATCACTTCATACTTGCCATTAGTATTGAGGACTGGACTAACGGAAATAATACTTGGATTACTAGAAGTACAGGAAAATGTCCAACCCTCCCACGGCGGCGTAATATTTACCTCAATCTCCATAGAGAACCCCGGACGGACTGATTTTAGCTTGTCCTTGTTAGTGATCGTGATAGAAGAAACTGGTGCGCCTTGCTGCCCAATACTCATATTAGCAATATGAGATGCAAAGTCTATCGGCTTAATTAGCTCACTAGACCCTTCGCGATCACGAATTGTCGTCGCGACATCAGTTAGAATACTTTTAGTGATTAAAACTTTCTTCTCACTCATTACATACCCTCCTCGTCAGCAATTTCATAATTTCCGCCGAATACTGCCGACTGCTCTTTAATATTACCTTCGGCATCTTTGCTCGACACAGTAATTTTCGCCGTCGTATCGGTCACCTGCTCCAAATTAACTACCGGCGAATATCCGTCCGTACCGTTCTTTCCATCGTTACCGTCAGCTCCGTCTTCACCCTTGTCACCTTTATTACCCTTTAATTCGGCTTTCTGCTCGGTAGTCAGCATATCAAAGGTCAAAGCTGCACCAGTTTCGCCTTTTTCACCCTGGTCGCCCTTGTCTCCCTTCGGACCCTTAAAATCAGTGCTAAGCCACTTTTCTCCATCCCAGATATAAACTTTACCATCGGCACGCACCAAGAAAGCCGTACCAATATTATCCGATGCTAAATCTACCGGCAATTCGTCTATAGTATCAAACGCGCCAGAGATTTTTACGCCTTCACCGACATCGCCTTTTTCGCCTTTCTCGCCGCGCATGCCTTGTTCACCCTGCTCGCCCTTTTCGCCCTGGTCTCCTTTGTAACCCCTCGGACCACGAATCATCTCAATTTGCTCAGTAGAAAGATCCTCAAATTTAAGATTCTCGCCTTGCTCACCTTTTTCTCCACGCTCACCGCGCTCGCCCTGCGGACCTTGTACGCCCTGCGGACCTCTTGGACCCTGCGGACCACCCAGGCTTATACCTTTAATATTAATATTGATACCCGCCATATTATTTTACTCCTCTCAGCGTTGCTGCTGCTTTAATTGTTATTTTGCCTTCCAACAATACTACTCGGTCAGATCCAGACGTCATCACAAGATCATATACATATTTTCCAGGTTCAATTTCTATAGTATCTTCTGGGTGTATGTGCATCGTCCAGATTCCATCCGTTAGCTCTGCAGAACCTTGAATTTGTTTTGCCAACAGAGCATTTTTATCTGTCAGATCGTTGTCATATTCTGGCTTAATCGTAAAGCGCAGTGTTTCCGCTTCTGTTAAGGTCACTGGATCCATTTCTAGGGAGATTGTTCTCGTCTCCCCTCGAATGAACTCTATATTTTTCTTGATTGCCATTTAATCTCCTTTCTTTTTCGTTATCTTCGGCGCCGAGCCGAGATTGGTCTTGGTAATTTTGGTCACATAATTGCCAATCACATTTGAGCGTTTATTCGCTGCCTTCAACGTTGGTTTACTGGACGAACTACCCTTGTTGGCATCGGTCGTGCCTGCACCTTTTACGGCGTTAAGCAGTGCCGTAAAGCCCGGACCCGATTCTGGCGTCTTTACTGTTTTCTCGGAACTGGTAGACTTCTTCTTAGACGACTTGCTGGCTGTAATGTTATTGATGTTACGGCTGCGCGTCTTGTAAGTAGTAGAGTTAATCACGCCTGCGTCATACATTGCACGATTAAGCTTATTTAGCTCATCTACAATCGCCTTTCGCTCGTCATCATTCTCAGCAAGGTTCAGCGCAGCTTGTATGTCGGCTTTCGTCCCCGCTAGACTATATACGTCGCGCACCGCCTTATCATAGTCTTTGGAGACTTTCAGCTTACGTAGCTCTTTTTCTTTTCTGACGATTTCCGTATCTGTTAGCTCACCATTCGCCTTATCATTTTGATATTTGGCTTCGGCGTATTCATACTCGGCTTCTTTGTTTTCGTAAGTGTATTTCTCCCACTCGTCCGACTTCATGCTCTGGTACTTCTCGAGTACAGTCTTCTGGTAGGTATCATTGAGACTTTCATGAATGTTAATTTTCTTGCCGGTAGATTTCGTTGTAACAGAGCTAATATATTCATTGATGTCCATGCCATTAGCGAGTAAGCTCTTTTGCCGGTCTGAGAGATCCTTTGAGATCTCATCTTCACGCCCTTGCTCAAGTTTCGCCTTTGTAGATGCGATTCTTGTCATATCGGTATCGACCGCATTAAGAACTTTTTGCTGCTCTTCGCTGGAGAGCGCCTTAAATACATCGCTCTGCTTCAGCTCTTTCTTGTAACCTTTGGCTAATCCTTCGCTGATTTCATATTGGCTAGTAATCGACCCGCTTAAGAAACGACGAGTAAATCCGGTTCCGAACATCGCCCCTAGTCCGCCACCGTCCTTTGCGTTGTCTGGGTTATCGGTCATAGTCTTGACGAGATCTTGGAACAAACCACCACCCCAGTTTGAAACGAAATTATCAATCACCGGAGCATCAATTCCAGTAATCTTTGCTACCGTTCTTGCTAGACCAGTCGTATATTTCTTACCCTTATCTTCTGGATTAAGATTACTATCATACTCGCTGACGATTTCATTGCCAGTGTAGGTATTTTTATTCATGCCAACCTCAAGGAACGGCTTAGCGAAGGTAGGTGTTAGCTGGTTTAAGACAGGTGAAATTACGCCGTCTGCCGTCTCTGCCGTAAAGTCTGGCGCTTCAATACCTGTGATAGTTGTAAAGATTTGTCCAGCTAAGCTAATTAAATCTTCAGATTTACCTTCGAAATTATTAGCCGTGCCGAGTATAGGATAGAGCATCTGCGGCATAGGAATCTTAATTACACCTTCAACACGGTTACTATCTGGATTATAGTGCGTATTCTTCGTAAAAATTACCAGATTTTGTTCTTTTTCTTCGTCGCCTAGTCGATCCCAAAGCTCTTTATTCTGCTGCTCACCAATACCCTTTACAGCACATGCTAAACCGTACGTCGCAGCGAGCGCAAAAGTAGTCCGCACCGGGCGCTCTTTAAGCTGCGCCACAGTAATACGACCGCCTTGTACACCGGCATTTAGGAACGGAACCACTTTATTCAACACTTTAACTACCGACCCACCACGCGAGAAGTTGAGCGTGTTATTGCGCGCAGCTTGCGATTTTGCAGTTACATCGCCGTCTGTTCCAAAGTACTGCTGCGCACGCGTGAAATACTCCGTTTTGCCGATCACGTCAGCTAGTGTCTCAATCGGATGTCTCAGCTTATCCATAGCTGATTTTGGCAACTGATTTGACTTCTGAAGCTCCGTAATTAGATCTCCAGACTTCATACCATAAGTCATACGATATTCGCTACCGATGATACCATTACGAGACAACTCGGTCTTAAGTTCGGTAGCCTTCTTGCCCCAGCCGAACGTCGCCAGAATCGCTTTGGGTGTACCCTTTAGGTTTGCTTTGATATTGCCGGTCACGAGTGTCTGACCTTGATCACGAATTAAGTTAGATAGCGTGAACATTGGATTTGCGGACGTTGCACCAGTACGAAGCAGTCGCGTTGGCGCACCAAGTACTTTAACCAAGCCATTTATGCCGTCTGGCAATACTCCATTGAGATTCTTCATCTCTTTCGCAACGAGCGCAGGCACTTCATAGCTCACCTTCTTACCGTCCACCATAAAACTCAAGGTGTCGTTACCAGCCGACGGTTTTTGCCCTTCTGCAAGAATATTTTCACGGAACGCGTCAACCGATGCAAGCTTGACTGCCACATCATTACGCTCACCCTCGTTAATCATACGGATTGTATTTTTCATAATAGATTCGATTGGGTTATCGACAGTCAAATCACTACCTTTAATCTTCTGTACAACCGTCTGCTTACCGATATTTGCCAGTTGTTTGGACTTCTGATTACCGGTCTGACCTTCAATAGTATCCATGACACGATTAAACGGTACGTAGTTCTGATTTTCCTTAAGTAGTTTATCTTTCAGCTCTGGCGAAATTAGCTGTTTTTCTGTCATATATTCAAGCATTGATTTATTGTAGTCGCGAATGATCTTCTCTTGCTTTGCAAACCCATTACCAACCGCAGTAATAAGTTTCTGATCTGCCTCGAGATTACGACCAGTTTTAATGCCTTTCTCGTCTAACTCAATAGCACGTTTAGCGATCAGATATTGCTGGAACGTATTAAGTGCTTTGTCGCTCATCTTGCCAATTTCGTTCAAGCCATTATCTTCCATAAACTGTCGTGCGATCATATCACTACTACGCACACGATCAACGCCTTCGCGAAGTTCCATTTTGGTCGTAGTGCCATCCTTCTTCGCTTTACGCTTCTCAAGGAATCCCATACCACTCGTATCTACTGTTTTTTCGCCCTTAGTGAGATATTTCTCGTAAGCTACGGAATCATCTACTAGATAATGCTTTAATTGCGCCGTGGTATCTGACACTCGCTGTAAAATGGATGGTTTGCTCTGTTTCTGCTGAGCTGCTACCTGCTGCTTCACATAAGTATCAGTGTTAATATTCGACGCAGGATCGTCATTTTGTAGCAGACTCTTGCTGGTCGTAGCTTCTACGAGACCCTTTTGCGCCAATGACTCTCTTGTTGTGCCGGTTGCTAGTCCGACACGTTCGTAATCATACTCACTTGCCTGCGGAAGCTTAATAAGAGCCTGCTCATTGCCATTCGTAATTGCTACATAGTCATTGGACGGAGCTGCATTTGGATCTGCCATAAGTTTATAATTTTGCGGCAATCCAGCGCCATCTAGTCCGTCATAAACCTTCTTACCGTTCCACTCTCCTTTGCCCTGATAAGTAGAGACTGTTCCATTTAAGCTCTCCCGTGTCTTAATGCCGTCACTCACAACAATCTTACTATTGACTACATTACTGTTTTGTGATACACTATTATCAGCCAATCTCTCCGATCGGGATGATGCCCGTAGAGAATCCGTAGCAACTTGTTGCTGAGAATTCGTCGGAGAGGCGGTTTTTTGTTTAGAGATCTCTTGTTTATACATAGTATCCATCGCTAGCTGACGCCGACCATTCCGAACTTCTTCAAGATATACGATTCTATTATCATATTGTTTCGTATATCTAATAACGTCAAGACCCTGCTTATTTTTACCGACATATTCAATCGTGTCCGCCTTTGCAATAACGTCGCGTGCCTTCTTAATGTCCGCCATAGTAATTGAAAGCTCACCGGCTTCGCCATGCCGATTAAGCGCATGCCGTACAGCCGATTCGTTCATTACATGGTTATAACCACTTGTATCGATACCAGTTGCTTCTTTGATGATTTTCTTTGCACGATCACTTACTCCACGTAATAGAGTAACGAATTTATTTCCACCCATACCTACAGTAGGATCAAGAAGTTGGTCGATTGATTTGACTTCACCCTTTGGCGTCTGTGCGTCACGCTGTCTTTCAAGCTCTGTTCTGTGCATCATATCTTGGTACTCAGACGAGCTAGCAAATTCTCTTACCGCAATCATCGTATCAATATCATCGCTACCTGCATTGTATATGCCAAATTCCGGATCAAACTCTTTGAAGGCGTTATAATATTTACTCTTCTCGCCATTAGTCAATACGTCTTCAAGTGCTTCGTTAAACAGCTTATGGCTCGGCTTACGCCCATACTCGTCATATAGCTGTCGGTACAGTGCGCCATTATTGGAAATAGTCTGTCTAGACACATCGGCACGACTACCATCGCCATTGTAATCATTTATACCCTTTAGGAAGGTCTCTACGCCGCCATTACTGTCCTGGAACGCATCCCACAGTCTGTCCGACTGCAGTTTTGCATACTCGGTATACGGTAATTTTCCATCCGTAAAGTCGTTCAGCCGTTGATTTGATTCCGCTTGATTAAATGTCTGTTTAGGCTTCGCGGTCGTCGTTGCATGATCAGATTTACCCCAAATCTCGTCTAGTAAGTCCATTGAGATAGAGTTATCGGCTTCAATATTAAGTTCCTGCGCAACGCGCGCCTTCACGTCGTCCGGAGTAACACGATTAACCTTTACATTTTCGGCAGTTGAATTGTCGATGACGTTAATCTTTTGTGCCTGTTCGACCACAATATCGGACGTAGCTTTTGCAATGGCGGTCTCGATTCGCTCAGCTGTCGCTACGTCGACTGATCCGCTATTAACTTTCTCGGTCAGCTTATTATGAACACTGTCGAACGTGTTTTGGATACCTTCAACGACACCCTGATAAAATCCGCCAACTTTTTGCGCTAGCGACGCACCATCCGCCCGATTTGAGAGGCTAGTTCGAATATTGCCGGCTACTGCACTACTAATATCGCCAACGCCTTTGAAAATACCACCACCGATTGCACCAAGCGCAGCAGATTGAGCGACTTCTTGCAATAATTGTCCGAAAGCTTCATTATCAAACTCGCCATCTTTTGTAATCAACTTACCGCCATCGCCGAAGAAATCAAATGCTTGCTGCACGCCTTCTTCTGCACCTTCTTCAAGCATGGCTTTGAAATAGGATTTAATGATGCTCTTGGTCGTTTGTTTCGCAGCTTGTTCGGCAGCTTCGCTAGCTCCGCGGCTAAACAATGCCTTACTGACGGAATTCAGCATATCCCCAGTTCCGCCAAAAAAAACACCAGCTACATCAATCGCACCAGACGCGGCACGCCCGAATCTTTCAAGTCCATCCAGCTCACGGTGTTGTCCGGTCTCCGAGTCTGTCCCCTTGCCAGAAATAGCTTCAGACAAGTTCGTTAGACCTACCGTTGGAGCATTTGCCATACCAGGTAATAGATTCGTCAGAAAACGTCCTGCGTCGCTTATATCAGTCTTCTGCGTATCATCTGCGCCAAGAATTGCACTACCTACATCCATTTTACGCACCGCATTAGCCGTGGCGTAAAGTTGTTTGCCAAATAACTCTAGTGCATTTTGTTTCTCGCCTTTACTTCCGGTATAATAATCCGAATCATACGATGCACCGATGGCTCGTGATTTAGCTTTTTCTGCATCGCTATACGCCTTAGCAATCTGTGAATTTTCGTTTGTAACTACCTTTGCCAAATTAGCTGCGTTCTGATCAATCACATTACCGTCATCATCATAAGCGCGCCGAAGTAGATCGCTAGCATAGCGGTTGCGTGCATTTGTTTCTGCCATGCGCGACGCCGAACCATTATCAAGCAGTCTTTCGAAAAAGCCCTGCGATTTTTGTTGTTTCTTGAACTCTTCATCATAGTATTGTCGCCAGCCTTCCTGCTTATTGTTTTGTGCTGCCTGCTGTACCTTTTGCGCAACTTTGAGCGGAGAATATGGAGCAGGTAGTGATTTCAAGATCTGTTGCGCTCTTTGAGTTGCGTTCGAAGTTGCCTGTGCGTTAGTCTGAATCGTTGGAGCAGTAATCTTCGCCGAGTTAGCACCCATAGAATTTGCACTCGTCTGCGGCTTAAATGGTACCTGTTGCTGTCTTTGTTGAATAATTGACATTGCCCGGTTGATCGCTGGACTGCTTGACTGGGTTGCTATATTTGCTGCGCCAGCTTTAGCTGATGGAGCCGTTGCTTTTGTGGTTGAGGTAAGACCAAAACCAGTTGATTTCTGTGCCGATTGCGGCGTCGTGATAAGCGGCGCACGCAATAGATCAAGCGCAGATTTCTTCTTGTCATTATTCAAATCAAGCGAAAATGGAAGTAAAGATGCCATTTCTAACCTCCTACTCTTCCTCGCGTTTCCTTAGCCCCATCAAGAGCTGAAGAGCAGGAACTTGCTGACTAGATCCTGCCATATCAACATCTTTAACTTGCGCATTGAGTTCTGGTTGTCCAGCACTTTCGAAATACGAAGAGACGGATGGGGCTTTGTAGGTTGCAGTAACACCAGTATAAGATGGTGCAACAAACTTACTAAGCTCATTGGAACGATTATTGAGACTATTGATCTGATTGGTGATTTCTGCCTGCTTACCATCATCACTCACGCCATACTGACCACGATTAGCATAAGCAGCGGCTTTTTGCGCCAAGAGATTCATTCTTTGCTGTAAGATATTTTGCTCATTAGTACGCTCTTGACCGGCTTTCCAGTCAGCAAGTTTCTTAAGGTCATTATCGTAATCGTTTTGATAAGTTGCCCAATCACTGTCAATATTTTGCTGGTTTTGCCCAAAGTTCTGATTCACGCCAGCAAGCTGCTGGTTAGCCTGCGACGTTACGGCGTCTGGTGCAACGTAAAGCGCTTCCGAGCTACCGCCTGCGCCCATCGCACCAAGCAAACGCTGCAAGCCCTTTAAGCCACGTGCTGCAGTGTCAGTAACTTGATTTCGTTCAGTCTGCAGATTCTGCTTATTCTGCGTTGTAGCACGGTTATAATTGTTTTGCTGCGTATTGTAGCTCGACCGTGCTTCATTAAGTTGCTGATTATAGCTATTTTCAGTCGCCTTATTTAGTTCGCCAAGCAGGTTACCCAGATTGTTGAGCTGATTATCGTACTGATTGATCGCTTGATTGTAATAGTTAATCTGTGACTGCTTATAGATACGCTCCTGCTCTTCTGCTTCAAGCTGCTCTTTAGTTTTTGTTGGAGTTACGGTATAGCTGGCCGATGCTTGATAGTTTGTATTAGCAGGCGCAGTGGATTGCTGTTGTGTTTCTTGGCGCCCAGCCTGCCATTGCTTATAATATTTATCCGCCAGCATCTGCGCCGTAAGAGTTGGACCCCTGCCTGCAGCTGGTCCAAACATTTTATCGTAGAGCTGAGTAGCCTTGCCATTCGGATCTACTCGCCCATCATTACCAACCATCGTAAGAAGCTGTTTTGCGCTATTATCATTGCCCATACCAGCCAACCAACCACGGAAATCATCATTGCCTTGATAAGTCTGACCGTATTTGTTCGTCGCCATAAAAGAGAAATCCTTTCGTAAGAAATACTTGTTGTATTCCTAGCGTTTCTGGATTTCTTTCTCCGGTAAACCTAAGTTTGATCTATCTGGCTCTTCGTGAAATTGATCTCTTTCATCTCGTCTGCCATTTGCTCTCATGACTGGACGGAGCCTTCCTGATGATTCCATTATACCACGAAATCGCTTACGTTTGGCAATGTTTTTGCTCGTTGTAAAATCGTTGCTCCGAACGTCATTCAAGCTATTGACAAAACGTCAGTGGTTTGCTATACTGATAGTAGCTACAAAAAGATAGCTGTGTCGATTAGTAAAAATAACCCCATTGCGAAAACGCTTTGGGGATTTTACATTCCAAAAAGCTATCGCTTGATTTAGGTACGAGCTATGTGCAAACCGCGCTCTGGTTTGTCATACTCAAATATATAAAATAACGCTGTATCTGAGACTCGGAGAGCGAGAGTTTTTGATACCATTAAAAAGGAGGTAATTTATGGAGAGTTTTGCGAATCTCGCTAACGTTAACGTTAAAGAGATGGAGAAAAGAAAGAATAACGTTAACGTTAAAGTAAGCAAAGAGCAAAGAATTAAAAATCTCAATAATGCTCGCCATTTACAGCAGAAATTCGGACCGATAGCCGACGGCAGCTTAGGATTCTTACGCAAATGTTTTAACCGTATGAGTGAAGACAAAGTATGGTCACTCTATGAAAGTGCAATGCGTCCAGACCTAAAAATCTCAAAGAATCGCTTCGCTTGGTTTATTGGTGCAGCAAAAGCTCAGCCAGAAATGGCATAGTATGTAATCTCACGGATATACTATCTCGCATCCTCTCCGCCGTTATTAAATTTAATGGGTGGGGAGGAGTTTTTATGGCATACGGATTAGAGAACGTCGCCAACCAAAAAGATCCAATATATCAACAGCTATTCATCTTTTACGAATACTGCGAACAAGTGCTAGCATACACTCAGTCAACTATGGCTGACAAAACGCATGCAGTTAATAATTTTATTAAGTTCTCGGGGCTTAAAAACTTAGAAGATATTACAAACCAGCAAATCTACGACTGGGTGAAGTGGCACAAAGAACGCGGCAATGCGGCGAGATCGATAAATAATTACCTGCATCAATTAAAGGCGATGCTAAAATGGCAAAAAGATGAAAATGTCGAGATGCCAAATCTCAAGATCTCACGTATTTCATTCCAAAAAGAAGCACCAGCGCGCAAAAACTGGTTTACAAGACGACAGATTAAACTTGCCTTACTCTATGCTGATCCCCGCGAGTGGTTAATGATCTCCCTGTCATTTGATTGTGGATTGCGTATTGAAGAATTGATGAATCTTAAGGTCTCTGACATCAGCGGTAGAAAGGTCAAGATTATCGGCAAAGGACACCGGCTACGCTGGGGTATGATGAGCCGAAAAACCAAGCGACGCCTTAAAAAATGGATCAAACGAGAACGGATCGAAGATTACTTGTGGCGAGGACGCAATGGCATTGGTCACTTAGGACAGGAAAAGGCTCGTCAACTTATGGAAGAAGTGTTTACGAACGCCGGATTTGATAATTTTCGCCCCCACGACCTTCGGCACTCCTTTGCGACCGAACTAAAACTACTTGGTTTACCTACTCGCAAGATCCAGCTTGCGCTCGGTCATACATCTGAAGCTATCACGGAACACTATTTAAGCGATTTGGATGGCGTAACAATCGAAAACATTCGCAAAGAAGTCAGTTTTGCACTTGTCAGACTGCGCATCCGGGCTTTCTTTGCGAACTTATTCTACATTCTACCACGAATCACGATAAAACCAGCAAATCAAGGCTAAAAATGGGTTTTGGGCGTCATTCTGCTCCTGCTTGACGCCCAAGCTAAAATTGTGGGTTGACAAACCGGCAATGGTTTGCTACAATAAGGGCAGTAAAAGATAATATCAAATTTATCTTCGGATTTTCACAGAGAAGCATCAGCAGTTAGGCGAAAAATGCTGAATAATAAATGAAAATCGAGTTCTTATATGCTATAATAATCATAAGTATATTTAGGAGGTAAAATGGTAAGATTGGCAATCAATGGATTCGGCCGGATTGGGCGCTGTGCTTTTAAGATTGCTTTTGAGCGACGCGATGCTGAAGTAGTCGCAATCAATACTATCGGTACGCCAGAAGCGATGGCGCATCTTTTGAAATATGACTCGGCTTATGGTATTTATGGTCACGAGGTTGATTTTGATGATCAGCATATTATTATTGATGGACAAAAAATTCTCTTCATGAGCGAGCCAGATCCTACTAAATTGCCGTGGGATAAACTGGAAATCGATACTGTTATGGAGTGTACGGGGCGCTTTACTAATCCGGCTGATGCTAGGGCACACATTCGCGCTGGCGCTCGTAAGGTTGTCATCTCTGCTCCCGCTAAGGGTCCTGGCGCAAAAACTGTCGTACTCGGCGTCAATGAAGAGGTCGTCACCGCTGATGACGAAATCATCTCTTGTGCTTCTTGCACCACGAATTGTATTGCCCCAGTTATGAAGATCCTTGAAGATAACTTTGGTATTGAAAAAGCCATGATGACTACTGTCCACTCCTATACTGCTTCGCAAAAACTCCAGGACGACGAAGCGAAAGACTTACGTGAAGCACGCGCTGCAGCAGTTAATATTGTTCCCACTACGACCGGCGCTTCAAAAGCCGCAGCCCTTACTATTCCTAGCCTCGAGAATAAGTTTAATGGTCTTTCGGTACGCGTGCCTAGCCTCGTAGTTTCACTTGCTGACATTACCGCCGTTATCAAAAAGAATACTACTGCCGACGAGCTCAATAAAGTTTTTGAACGTGCTGCTGCTGAGCCATATTATGAAGGTATTCTTGCTGTTTCCCGCAGCGAGCTAGTCTCGACCGATTTTCGTGGCAACTCCAACTCGGCCATCGTTGATTTGCCACTGACGGATGTTGTAGGTGGGAACTTAGTAAAAGTCATTGCATGGTATGACAATGAATGGGGGTACTCCAACCGCCTAGTAGAATTATCGGTAGATTTTGGGAGGTAA